AAGTTACCAGTAAATGTACTTGTTCCAGTTGGCGAGCTAATACTTGTAGCAACAATGGCGCCTGCCGTAATGGTACCGGTTGCATTAAGATTATATACGTTGGCTGAGCCATCACCTGTGCGTACTATTAATGTGCTAGGAGTTGCATTAACATCCTGTGTACTTATTCCCCAACTTGGACTAGCAGTTGTACTAAAATTGATACCAGCTTTAATTGTAGCGAACCCACTTAAACTACTAGCAAATGTGTCTTTAGAGAAAATAGCATAGATAGTACCAGAAATTTTAAATTGTATTACAATATGTGTCCCGGCACTAGTGTCTGATACTAATGCAGGAATAGCACCGGTGTCGCCAGTTGCTGGAGTAGTTGTAGGTCCCACTACTATCCACGCACTACCTGAGTATACCTTTAATTGACTATTTGTAGTATCAAACCATAAATCTCCGCCCAGGGCACTTAAATCACCAGGAGGGCTACTTGCTGGGCTACTTGTAGCACCAGTAGAAATTTTCCAACTTGATCCAGACCAAACTTTTAGAATATTATTAGTGGTATCCCACCATAATTGCCCTTTAAGTGGATTTGCTGGACTAGATGTATTGGCAAAATTCTCTAAGAGATATACAAAATTTTCGTTTAAAAATTGTCCGTACCCAGCGTAATCTCTCCCAATCAGAGTCAAGCTCGAATGGGTAGTATCAACTGTACCATCTGATAGTCCAGCTGGTATTAACGATGTTCCGTTGGTTAAATTAATGGTATACGACATGTCTATCCTTTGATTACTCTGTTTATTGTTATATTTATGAGTTTATTATTCATTTATCGTTAGAACATCTTTTGTATGTAACATAGCGCATAATATGGAGGTAATATGCTAAATGGTGTCCCGGACCCCGTTGCTATAGTATTACCCGACAAACTTGCACTTATACTATGACTATGATCACTAGCAGTAGCTAACCCAGTTGTAACACTAAGTCCAGTAGTTGCAACATTTAATGTAAGTCCAGTTGTCGCAGCCCCTAACGTAATACCAGTTGTTGCTGTTTCCGTAGTGCGTGTAGCACCCTGACGTTGGCCTGGATCTCCTACTAAATCGTTAGCAGCATTGACTGATCCATTGCCGCCTTGGATACCAATATTGTGCCTGTGCCCGGAGTCGGCTACACTATGATTATGTGCAGATTCTGATGTACTATGGGTATGCCCCGAGTCGGATACTGTTGATGATGCGGTATGCGTATGTCCTCCAGCTAATCCAGTTGTTCCTGTAGCTGTTACTCCTGATAAACTATGTATATGCGATGGTAAATTGCCAATGGCTAGTGTCACTGACACATCGCCAGCAGTTTGATTAGGAGGGTATGTTCCGCCTGCGCCAATAATAAATTGTCCACGTAGATCAGGCGTACTATTTGTTCCATCACACAAATGCCATCCTAGAGGAATATTCGCAACCGATCCTGCCCACATTAATATAACACCTTGTGGGATCACGCTTTGTACAAAAGCTGTAGTTGCCACAGCAGTATTACTTGAAGAGTATGGTAATGTCGGTGCGCTGGCTAATGCGCTTACTGTTCCGTTAAACGATCCGGTAATGTTACCGCAACTAAAATTAGTTGCTGTGGCTGTTGTAAAACTAGCATTAGTAACCGCAATATTAGCAGAACTAAAATTAGTTGCTTGTGCTGTTGTTGCTTGTAGTGTAGTCAACCCGTTTACATTGCCGCTCAAAACTAAAATGTTACTTGTTGATAAATTGGTTACTTGTGCGGTAGTTGCACTCAACGATAATAACCCAATTGCTTTACCGCCAGTTACTAAAATATTACCACTTGATAAATTAGTTGCCTGTGCTGTTGTGACACCCAGTGTAGTTAGTCCGTTTACATTTCCGCCAGAAACTAAAATATTAGCAGAACTGAAATTAGTTGATTGGGTACATGCAACACCCAATGTAGTTAATCCGTTTACATTGCCGCCAGTTACTAAAATATTACCACTTGATAAATTAGTTGCCTGTGCTGTTGTGACACCCAGTGTAGTTAGTCCGTTTACATTTCCGCCAGAAACTAAAATATTACCGCTTGACAGATTAGTTGCTTGTGCTGTTGTAAATCCTGCATTAACAATTACAGCATTGGCAGAACTAAAATTAGTTGCCTGTGCTGTTGTTGCTTGTAGTGTAGTCAATCCATTGGCATTTCCGCCAGAAACTAAAATATTAGCAGAACTGAAATTAGTTGCTTGTGCTGTTGTTGCTTGTAATGTAGTTAATCCGGTTACATTGCCGCTCAAAACTAAAATATTAGCAGAACTAAAATTAGTTGCTTGTGCTGTTGTTGCTTGTAGTGTAGTTAATCCATTGGCATTACCACCAGAAACTAAAATATTACCGCTTGACAGATTAGTTGCTTGTGCTGTTGTTGCTTGTAGTGTAGTCAATCCATTGGCATTACCGCCAGAAACTAAAATATTAGCAGAACTGAAATTAGTTGCAACACTTGACGTTGAAGTTATATTTCCAGTAACTGGTCCAGTTACCGAGCCAATTAACGTACCCAATAATGTTGTTGCAGAAACTTGAGCACCGGTTAAACTACCAATTACATTCCCAGTTAATGTACCAACTACATTACTATTAAAAGTAGGACTAGTAATAGTACTATTCAATGTAATACCAGGATTGATTCTTGTAAAACCAGATATGCTCGGACTAGGTCTAAATGAAGCGTCAGAGCTCAATGTAGCCAATATAAATGGACCAAATTGAATTTGTATGATATTATGCGTTACACCAGTTGTATCTGCATCATTGAGAGTTACTGAAATAGCACCGCTAACCCCTTGCGATTTAGTGTATGTAGGACCAATTAAATTCCAGGTTGTGCCATCAAATAAACTATATTGATTTGTTACTGTACTAAACCAAGTATTTCCCGGATTCGCAGTCAGCGGTTGAGAATTAGATACTATAATGCCAGAAACCGGAGTGTACCCTTGATTGGTAAAAACATTTAATGTTTGATTGCTCTTATTAAACCATAACTGGCCTTGTAAATTGGTCCCAGATGGTGCAATATTACCGGCAAAACTTTCTAATAAGAAAACTAAATTTTCGTTAAGAAATTTTCCATATCCTACATAATTAGGGCCCGGCAATTCGAGACTAGTTGTGCTATCAATTTGACCATCATTGATTGTAGTTAAAGGTGTACCGTCGTAATTATTAATTGTATATGGCATTGCATGTTCCGTTTATCTTATACTTATCTAAATTCATTATGATATTTTCTGTATGTAACTAATTGAATACCCAGTACCCGTTATTGTACGAGATGTTAAATCAGGAGTTCCATATGTGCCATCACATAAATGAAATCCAGAGGGTATACTTGATGCTTGTGTATTCCATTGTTGGATAGTCCCAATGGCTGGACCAACTAAGTCCCAGCTGGTTCCATTCCATATATTCAATTGTTGAGCAACAGAGTTATACCACTGATCTCCAACCGTTAATGTATAAGTTGTTGTTGTAGGCGCAGCCATAGAAACAATAGATCCACTAACTAGATTCCAATTGGTTCCATCATATACACGTATTTTTTTATTAACAGTATCATACCACAATGTGCCGGTTAATGTACTTAATGCAGATAAACTTTGGGTCGGCGATACTGCACCGGCAAAATTCTCTAATAGTCTTACAAAATTATCATTCTGTATTTGTCCATAGCTTGGAAAATTGCGACCAATAAGAGTAATACCAGTACTAGAGTCAATGGTACCATCGATTAACGCACCATTAGGCATGTTTGTAGTTGTTAATACAGTTCCATCAGTTTTAGTAATTATATAACTCATATATTATCCGTTCGAGCTCAAGTTGGTTAGTGTTTGGATTCTAACTGTATAATCGATTTGAATTAATCTGTTTAATGATTTTTGCACCGGCATAAACACGACATGGGTCAACAGTAATCCAGTTGATGTTAAGCCTACAGTACCATCTGTACTACGTCCGCGTAGTCCCAATTCATCAAATACATATAATCCATTCAAGTCTTGGCTATTATCAAATAATGCTTGTCCCTGAGGTTCGCCGTAGTCTAATAAACAACTTACTAGAATATCTGTGTAGACTGTGCCGGGAATATGTGTTACAGTCATTTTATTATTAATAGGATTAATATTAGCAGCACTAGTATCATCAACAATCTTACTATATGTAGGATTATATAAATTAGAATTTTGTCCCACTGTATTAGTGGGCAAATAGGTAATAATGCCAGTTGGGTCAACGCTAGTGCCACCATTACCAAATGTCATTTCGTAGATAAAGTTTTCGCCTTTATTAGCAATGCCCCATGCTAATGCTTGACTAAAGTTTTCATAGTGGATAGCATTAGGTTTATCAATAAACACTTCCTTCGATTCTGGGTCAAAAATCTTAATATGCCCGCGTACATAAATTCCAGATGATTCGTCTGGTAGTTGTTTTGTGTTTTCCACTGCTGTTTCCTCTAAATTATTTGTGTTATCAATATTTATCATGATGTTTATACCGCTCTACTGGCTTTTAAGAATGTTGCTTGGACTGTAGTACTATTCACTAGTGGTATACCGTTAGTAATTGAACTAATACCCGGGCTATACCAAATATTAGATTGATTTAGTAAATTTCCTGCAGAAATAGTAACTTGTCCAATATTGCTTACTGTACCGAGTATATACGATTTGGCAAGATATAGACCAGAATCTGTACCATTGATATGAACTGTTCCGACACTATTATCAAAGCCGCCTTCATCGTAACTACCATAGTCGCCATTTGTATTTCCTGAATCGTACTGTACAGGAATGCCCTGAATATTACCAGATGTTAGAATAACTGGAAGTACGTTGGCATTGTTAACTGTTTGTAATAAAGACATTGTAGAAATAGTATTGGTATTTCCAGTAAATGCAAATGTAACTTGAGAAACAATATTAGCAAAATATGCACCGTAAACATTACCAGTAACAACATAACTATTACCAGAATTATATACCAAGCTACCTACAGAAACATTGGTATTGGCTTTCCAATTGTCAACTGTTTGTACCTGTGAAATTATATCACCGATATTAGCACTAATATTGTTAGTTAAAATTATACCTAAACTTACTACATCAGTTGATGTATATACTGTGGTTGTTGATATTAGTACATTACTATTCGCAGAGCCCGGGATCAAGTGTCGATCGCTTGCGTCAACTACTTGACTGCCAGCCTGATGAACTGTTTGCGGACTTGTGCCATCAGTTGCTCTACGTATTTGTGCAAGTGTGTTGATACTAACTTGTTGAACATTAGAAACAATATTAGCAAAATATGTACCATATACATTACCGGTTGTTAGATATGTATTTCCACTATTTGTAATTAAAACATTATTAGCAATAATAGTATTTGCTGCCCAAGTTGTTTTTGACTCTAGTGCGTAATTTCTCCAATATGTAATTCTTTCACCGTTTATGAATACTACACCAGGTACGTTCATTATTGTACTTGGTAATGACATTATTGCGGCATTTGCAACTGATATAGATAAATCAGACAAATTTAAGTTTGATGATAGTACTGTTGTATTTGATTTTGCAATTCTATACGAACTATAATAATGATTCATGCCTTCGTATAATCTAAACCCTAAGCGATCCGTATCAATTACTGTTAGATTTAAATTATCATACATACGACCAGGAATTAATTCTTCTGGTGCATAACTTTCAAATATATCTACATACTGGCCACCATCAATAAAAATGTCGTTAGGACTAATACCTAAACTATCAGTATATCGACTTTGAATTATAGAATCATATATATTTCCGGTGAATGTATTACCATCTACTAGTACCCCAGGATATTCTAATCCTCGTTGAGTTAACCGTAAATCAATGTTACCATTGAACGCAACAATGCGATCGTTAGCATTATTAAAATTAGATGATATTTGAACAACATTGGCTGTAGGGAAATTAACTGTATTATTCGATGTAAACCCTGTAATAATATATGCGTTTGCTAACTGATAGAAATTGTTATTTAACGATAAAATAGTATTAGCTGGTATTACATTGCCAAGATTGGCGTTGGCAGTAATTGTATTCCATGCAACAAAGGTATTTGGATTAGTATAATTGATCCGATCAAACGTAATTGTTGTATTAATACTTCTAACAACATTATGTCCTTGATTATTATTATCAAATACATTACGTAGCACAGGATACGCAACTGCTCCGGTGCCAGTACCATTAATAGTAATGGTTGGTGTTGAAGTATAATTTTTACCAGGATTGGTAATTATAATACTAGCAATGCCGCCGGATCCATTTAGAGTGGCATATCCTGCAGCCCCTGTTCCGCCACCGCCTTTAAATACAATTTGTGGAGCGATTAAATATCCTGTACCGGCTGCCTCAATGATAGCATTAACTACTTTATATTTATAATTACTATCCCATTGAGTATATACACCGCTTGATAATAAACTATTATCATATGATCGGTCTCCATTGGGACTACGATAAATTTGTAAATTTGCATCCCAGTACGGTGGTAAATCAAAGTCGGCTATGTCTCCGCTGAATTGATCGTTACCCTGATAGTTAACAATAAACTCACGTACTGTTGTTCTATAAGGTTTAACCTCATTGATATAATCTAAATAATAACTTTGGTTATCGGCAATGTAACTTGGGAATTGAGTTAGCGATCTGATATATTGTGTTGCACTTAAGAAACTAGTCTTAAATACCCACTCAATATTTTTTTGTTCTGATAACGCATATTTAACCATAGTGAAGAATATCTGGTTGAAATCTATTCGCAGGTCATCTATAAAAATATCTGTTTGCATAGCTGTTGCAATTTGGCGAAGTTCAATTGGCGGTATTGTGTCAGTAGAGATTTGTAATGTACCATTTTGTAAACCGATCAAATTTTGATTCAGATTACTATCAATGAAGTACACTTCAAATTGATTGTTACCGTTGTTTAAAACTTTAATATAAGTGTTTGCTACCAGTGATAGTTTGCCAAATTCTAAACGGTTAGCAACTGTTATGTTTGGCGCTACAGTATGATCGTATCCTGTTACATACCAATCAGTTGGTGTCCAATATAAGTTAGTTTTGTATGATTGCACACGAGATACTACCCAGGTTGTCCCATTCCAGGTGTAAATAGACCACTTACCCGATTGTGTTATATCCGAGGTAACTAAAATATTATACCCAATAGATATCAATGCTGTGTCAATATAGCTCAATTCTGTACGAGTAGCAACTACCTTATTATATGTTCCGGTGTCAATTGTTGGTGCCAATTCTTGACTATTCAATGTAGTTAAAATCTTACGTTCAATTACCGGGTAAGTTAATAACTTATTATTGACGATTGTTAAGTAGTTTATTAACGCTGTGTCGCGGTAAATGAACATACTTTGTCTTGGACGAATATTTATACCATATGCTTGGGCAGGAGTTAATGCAGTATCTGGTACAGGATTACCTGCAGAATCTTGACCTACTAGGCTATCAATTAACTTACGTTCAATAATCGATGGTAGTTGACTTTGTGCATTGCCTTCTTGTACTAAAGAATATTCACTATGTATTAATCCGGCATTGTTACTACGATTACCGAGATGTATAACACTATTTTTTCCAGTTAATGCAGAATTAACATTAAATAATGCCACTGTATCATTGCGTAATACCATTGCATATGGTGTACCTTGTGATTGTGGATTTGCTATTGCAGATGCAATGCTATACGCACTATTCACTTTACCTGCTGCTGTATTAATAGTAGTTTTATTCGATACCCAGAAATAATATTTGGTATTTACTGCGCCAGTAATCCCAACAGAACCACTTGTAGAATATGCGCTGTCATCCATATATAATGGAACGCCGGCGCCGCCATTGGCAATGTATTCACTTGGTAATACCGGGCTTTCAACCCATTCATATACCGCAATGCGGCTACCAGGGAAAGTTTGCCCCCAATGATTTAATCTATAAATCAATGCATCCTGTTCGTAATTGATATAACGAACAGCACTTAGATCCCACCATATTTTACCAACTTGCTGAGTGGCCCAATGATAGTCAGCACGAATAGTTAAATTTGGTTGTATCGCAAGGTTACCATTGTTGTATAATGCAGGATCCTGTGTTAATTGATAATCGATATCAGATCCCACAGTATTCAATACCTTGCCTTTAGCAGGATCAATATAATCCAACGTTGCCAAGATAACATTATTAGATTTGTTATAGATGAAAGTGCGATTAATGCTTGTAATATCAACACTAGGACTTTGCTGTCTTGTACGTACCCACGCAGATCCATTGTATGTATATACCGCCCACCCAGTTGCACCACTGGCTGTATCATTATTAACCCATTGACGATCGTTAACTATCCATCCACCTATAGGAGTGCTTGCGCCAATCTGTGTATTATTTTGAACTACTTGTGTGCTTAGACCATACACCGTTCCAAGTCCAGTTAAACTGCCACCTGCTTGCACTAATGGTGCAGTGGTAGCAACATTTATGCTTACACTGGTTGTGTTAAGAACCGATTGCACTTGATATAATCCATCGTAGTTGTTATTAAAATTTTGTAATATAAAATAACTACCAGCAATAAAGCTATGTGGTGTATTAAATGATAATTGTGCAGTAGTACCTAATGTATATGTTAATGTTGTTGCTGTTACTCCTGTATTATTAACTCTATATACGTTCCACCCTGGGGTAAAATCCTTAGCTACCCAAATTTTTGTATTTGCTGTTAACACCGGAACTACATTAACTGTAGTAATTTTACTAATATCAAAAATTTGATAATCAACATCTGCTAAATTTACATATCCACAAGTGGGTAGGTCGGCCGGATAGTTTGTAGTGATTCTATTATTATATAAACTAGTATTAGTGCTTGCAATATTACTACTGTTATATACGTCAGAATTACTTACTAAATTACCATCAAAATGCGAAGAAGCATTGCCATTTAAATTAACAATAATATTTCCAGTAGTATGTATTGTGTTTGAAGTAAATGCTACAGGGTTAGTTGTAAATATACTTTGATCTAGAACAAATTCAGTGTACTGGTTGGTATTAAGTGCGCCGTATCGACCAGATTCAAATGCCCATTCTTCGTATACACCAACTGTACTGTTAATAGCATCAAAGGTGGCCTTAGTTAATGAAGTGATTGCATTTTGCGTGCCTTTTTGATGTATGTATCCTTGATAGAACTTTGTCTGAGTAGGGACGCTCATTCCTAAGTTACTTAAAAATGGTCTTTCTCTAAACCCAATTAATCCAGCACTAAATGTTTGGAAAGTTTCATCTTGCGGAGGAATATCAATGTTATAGATATTTTCAAATATTTGAGCATTATGGCCAAAACTAGGCAATAAGCCTGTTTGCAAATCCGATAAGGAAATCAATTTCCAATCGCCGGGATTAAATGTTTGTCTGGCAATAATATTGTTAGGTGCAGTATAGTAAGAATTATTAAAGGTAATAATATCACCTTGTTTATAATCAACACCAGGTTGCCACGTTGAGATTACAGGATCGCTGTAGATATATCCAGTGGCACTTAATGCGCCGTCCCATAATCCTGTTTTTGCGCCAGTTACTTTTAATCGATACTGACGTGTACCTTGCTCGGGAATGTAAATAATATCTCCAAAAGTATCAACGTTATCAAAGATTAATGTACTTTCAAATTGCACTAAATCTAATTTTGCAAATGCTATTGTGCTGAGTCCATTGACTGTGGTAACTTGAAATCGATTTCCACTAGCAGAATCAACTCTAAGAACATTAAAATTATTATTTGAAATTGGATTAAAGTTTGTATCTACCAGTCTGCTACCGTTTGGTAGGTTTGTAATGGCATCAATTATTGTACCTTTTGTTATAACATCTAGAGTATCTTTGATTGGATTTAATACTATCAGTACTCCTGCATTAAATCCTTGTTGTGCCCAGAATAAAAATTCAGTAATGCTTAATGTCCAATCACGAGTCTTCTGTAAATCTGAATCAAGTTGATTAAATAAAAATCCTTGGCTAATTAGATAACGTTGATAGCTTACTAAAAAGTCAGCAACTTGTTGAACACTAGTAAACGTAGTACCATATGGTACTACTGTAGTCTCTTGGCTACTAGTTTTATATAAGTTTACTGTTATATTGTTTACTACCAGCGGTGTTGTATTATTATTAGCAATACTTGGTAGAATAGTAAAATACGGATGAGTAGTGTCATATCCAGCAACTGAGTATCCCGATTCTACTTTTGTTACAATAACGGCACTATATGATATAGTCTTAGTCGGAACAGATTTATTCAGGTATACTGAATAATTTCCATCAGGAATAATAACAGACGCATTTGTGCTCCCCGGGCTTGTTTGTTCAGCAGTGACAGTAATTAGCTTTTGATCTGTGAATCCAGCTACACGATATGCAAGTTGTACATCAAAGTTCTGAAAGTAACTTTCAATTTTAGTAACAGGATCAATACCAAGATTTTTAATATAATCTGTGATCCAGTTTAAGTAGCCAGATGTTCGTTGTATAGTTCCGGGGACAGTTGTAGTGTCTCCATTGACCGTTAATAAGTCAGGGGTAATTCTACGGTTAGCATTATCACAGAACTGACCAGTAACTGCATTAATTCTGAAACGACTTAAATCAAGTTGAGCACTAAAGTATTCAGCTGGCCGTGCTATTGCTAATGCTTGCTGTATTGCAAATCCATAATCACTACTTCGGCGCCATGCTGTTTCTACCGGGCCTTGATCGCCTACACGAAAACTATTACCAATTGTTCTTGAATCTATTTGTTTTACAATTCCAGTTTGTGTAGGATCTAATAGATTGCCACTAGAGTCAACAGGAATAAAGTTAGAAAGTCCTGGGCGAGCAAATCGTAAATCTGTATATGCAGAACTATTGCTTCCGTTCCATATATATCCAGCTTCTAAATCTTGCCATAACGTGCCATTGCCGCTGGTATAAGGTGCTTCTCCGTAACGTGTATCCCACCAAGATGGTTTTTCTGAAATACCTACCATCTTCCACGGACTACGATGTGGTTCATCGGTATCATACCAATAATTGTAAATTGCTCTCCATGACCCTTGTAAAGGGCTACCATCTACGCTATCGGCGATCTGTCCATAGTTCCATGTCCACGGATTATTAGCATCAAACCACTTATTAGTTGTGTAATCAACATTGTTACTACCAACCCATTTTAAGAAATTTGTAGTTAATAGTTGATTCCATTCCGACAAACTATATCCAGTTGTTCTAAATCGTCCGGGTACTGTATCAACTAAGTTAAATGTGTCCACTTCATTACCAGTTTTAATATTGTTATAGATACGAAGTTCAAGTTCCAATAGATAGTCGTCACGGAAGTCATTGAAAGCGGGGGTAATACTACCGTCGTGTCCCCGAACAACGTTAATTGGAGTTAAGTATGAATCATCTAAGAACATTTCAGGCGGCTGGTCTTGTTGAAGTCCCAGTTTAACTGGAGTTTCTGGAACATAGTTACCATCTGTATTGAAGTAATCGCGAATCATAATTTTGTCGCCAAATGCTAGCGGAGCACTAATTATAATTTCTGGACTAACTGGGTTAAAAGAAAAATGCACATTGTCGCCAGTTAACTGTACACCATTTAGGTATACTAAAACTGCACGGTTACTTAATTTAGTAACATCAAAAATACTACTAATTTCATAATTTTTCTGGCGAGCATTTAATACTGTATAATTAATAGTATTATAGTTTCCGCCCTGTGGTACCATATCGCTATAGTACCAAGCAAAACTACTATTCTTTACAGAGTTAATAGTTTGTAAAATTGTATCAACTCCCGAGATAGGATCATTATAATCTAATCCCTTTAAGGTACTACATAGACTTAAGAATTTATTTTTAAATCTTATATATTCTTCTCTAGCCAGGGTTATACCATTGATAAAGTTAACCATTGGATCTGTTAAGAACGTCATTGCATAGATCAACGGACTACTATGTTGTACTAATGTGCCACCTTGCGATTTTACATAACGATCTTGTGGCGGAATAGGTGTTGTTAAACTAACTGTGGTATTTTCAAGTAACTTACTGTAGTGAGTCCGCAACTGGCCAAGAGTAATAGTTGAGAAATTTTTGTTCAATGCATTGTAGTCAAGATTTTTAGGAATTTCGTAATACCCTAACGTACTTGTACTATCACTTAGTATCGATACGTCAATTTTGTCGCCTAGTGCAACAGAGACATTTAATGTTATAACGTGGTACACACCATATGGTACAAGTTGGTAATCGGTATTAGGATTTAATAGTGCATTATTTAAATAAACTTTAAGGTGTGGTATAGTAGCAGTATTGCTGGGTAGAACATCAATTTGAACGAACGGATAGTTAATTCCGCCAATATCTAATACAAATCCTTCGTAGAATTTTGTAATAATCTGATATTGGTCAGATTTCTCTAGACCGGGAATCCAATTAGGTACTCTACTAAATTCTGTTAGGTTAGTATTACGAACAATGTATCCACTGTTACAATTTATTGTACTTGTGGCGCCAGTATTAGTATCAGTAACATACGTAAATGTATCAGTATCGTAATAATTAGCAAATACAATATCGCCAATGTTATTAAAGTTTTGATATTGTAATGGAAATCCCAATACTGTATCATTTGTACCTGTAGTAATCACCGGATATCCAAATAATTTGCTACCAGCAAATGTACTGCCTGGGTAGATAGTAGCGTCAGCAAAGCTAAAGCTGTCTGCATCTAATAGCTCAAATAGTGGTGCTTGTTGGACTGATATTTTTGCTTGACTAGTGTTCCAATTATTGCCATCAAACCAAAATGTAATAGCACCATTGGTGTTACCTTGTATAGCTGTTATACTTTCTCCAACAATTACAGGATCATCGGTTGTTTCAAGTAATCTTACAAATACTTGATTATTAATAGTTTCAAGATCAACTAACCATACCTCATTTTCAATTGCCATATCATAGTCATTGGCAAACACTACACGCATACCCTGAGTTAATGTTACTCCGTCGATTGCTTTAGGCGGCACAGTTTGCGGGCCCTCAATTTGAACAAAAGCATCTGTTGAAGTTGTACCATTTCCGTCACTTATTGTGCCATTTCTAGTGGCAACAAAAGTAGTACCCACTGTATTCGCAGTAGCACCGAATGTTGTGAAATTAGTAGTTCCTACCGTTACAATAGTATATGTTCCGCCATTGATTATTTGGGTAGCAGGAAGATTAAAGCAAATAAGATCAATGTTATTTTTGGCTTTTTTACCAAAATTGAATAATTGTAAATCTGCGTCAAACTCAATAATAGCACGACGTCCGTAAATATTAGGACCGTAATCAATTAGTGTTTGATTGTATGCGGCTGTAGCTGTTAATACATCCTTATGGAACCAACGATTACTACGGCTCCAAGGATTACGGTCTTGACTAGCACGGTTAATAGTAATATAATCGGGGGTAGTTGCAATGTTGGTACTAAAATCCTCGGGTACTATTAATTCAAGGACAGGAACTAAAGCAATACTAGTACCAACCCCTTCAACATAATATTCACCGTTAGCATAATTACTAGGACTTACTAAACTGTCAAATATAATTTTTAGTCCGTTAGTGAAAATAACCCCATTTGGGCTAGTATATCCATTCTGACCAATAATATCTGTATCAACATTAATTGGTGTGCTTGTATTATCTACTAATTTTATTTGACCAAGGAAACCAGGATTACTACTATCCTGGTAGTATAGATAATCAAGTGTGGCTGTAATTGGCGGAACAACAATATATTGAGTGTTAGTATTCACCCAGAATTCAGTGGATGCATACGTCTTGCCTGATGTAACAAATACTTTTTCGTGAACGCCAACTGCGGTTGTTTCAAGTAATTCAATGGTATAATCTGACCCAATTGGCACTAAATTAATTTTCCAAACGCTAGTACGATTGGATACAGGAACTAAAGTACTAGCGTCATTGTTTACTTCCCATTTACTAGCATCTGTTTCGTTGTTTATAAAGACAATCGTTTTGTTTTGCAATTGATTAGTAATACCATCGATCCCGTCAGGAAAAGCAGTTAAAAACTCACTAAGTAAAACATTTTGAATATCGCTGTAATTGAAAGTTACCCCAGCAGTCACTGACTGTGCAATTGGCATATTGATATAAAAATCTTGTGCTATTTTTAACGGAACATTAAATTGTATAACTCCGCTGTCAACCCCATTATTAGCAACACCAAATACATTTCTAGTAGTTAAGTTAGCAATATTTGGATCAACGCCTGTTACCCCTGGTTCGCTTTGAATCCAGAACTTGAAACCTGGTTGGTCAACTATAAAGTTATATGTTCCGCCGCGAGTTAATGTTAGTTGTTGATCGGGGTGACTACCCTGGCCGCTAAATGTGTACCCGCCAACTGCGGTATTTCTTGTTACTGTATAATCTGCCTGAAGCGGAGTATCGCCCGCTGTAACCATTACTGTTGCAGGGCCGTTTGGTAACCAATAATAATTATTATAATTTACAAACTTATCATAATCAAAATGTCCGTCAAAATTGTAATATGTTGAAGAAAACAAACGACTATGATCATTTGAGAATCCACGGTTATTATCAATACTTTGCAATAAATCAATGTACTCACTATTAAGAACTATATCGCCATTGGTATTTTTAATTACAACACTAGGTTCAAGTTGATAATTTTTTCTTTGTGCAGTTGATTCGGAAATATAATTATCACCTAATTTATAAGTTGGAGCAAAGGTGCGACCAATGTATCCATTGATAGGTACATTAATTGCATCAGATGTTAATTGATCTAATGTAGCACCAAGAAATCGTTGGTTGGTTACTGATCTAAAAACGTCGGGTAAAAAATTGAGAGTATTAACTAAAGCCATTAAAATGTACCTATTAGGTTGTTGCCAAGATTAAGCTGAGCTGCTGTTACTGCGCTGATAATATCAATATCATTTACTGTTGCTGCACTAGTAATGATTTCCCACGGTTCTGCATTAATTTGAAAATAATTACCAAATACTAATGTATCGTCGGCCGGTACTATTAATACACTAGCAATATTAGGCACTAGTGTGGTATGTAAGTACGCAGCTAATTCACTAAAATAGAATGTATCGCCAAATGACCAATTATTAATATCGAAGTATGCATTGATTGCGTTAATTACTTGTGTTTTAACTTCGTTAGCAGTTAAACTGACAGAAGGATTTATAACGACTTGGAATCTTGCTTGTAGGCTAGTAGTCGCTTTGGATCCAAATAGTGGTTTGAATTTTGCCGGATTATAAATTAGACTATCACTAACCGCTTTATAATTATCTAACGTACTGTAAGCAATTTCTAAACTACTAGAAGTTGGCGGTGTCGGTTCTTTTATCGTGCCTGTTAAGTCCCTTAACCAATTGATATACGATGTAGCATAATCAGCAGTTAAAATATACAAATCTACAATGTTGATTGGAGTAGGATCTATACGACTACGACTAGGGCTGTTATGTTTATATTGGAAATATAAACTACTTCTTGAGGTAGCAGTATTAGCTACAGTAGCATAAAGATCTGGGTTATCCGGAACTCCAGTCATTTGAGTATCTGGGAATTTTATTAATACTTGAGAAGAATCAACAAACCCATCAGCAGCAGTTATTACGTTGTAAATATTCCATGCTACATCTGTGCCAATCGGAACTGACGTACTTAGGTAAGGGTTAATTTTTAATATATTAATAGTATCATTAATCGTGGTACCTAATACAGAATTATATACTTTTACACTAGGGTCAAAATAGAATTTAGTTTCTGAAGCACTAGAAAATGCATAAGTTAATTTTCTATATTGAATATTATATAATCCAGCGTTGAATGTAAATTTCAACAACCATGTTGTGCTAGAACCAATATTAGCTGGTAGGATGTTTGCCCATACTTGATTTACCTGATCAAAATATAATCCAAAATTAACTTTAGCAGATATCTGACTGGCAATAGTATTAATTAGTGTTGTGCTAAAATCGTTCTTAAATGCTGGAATAATAGATTTTACAATCGCCCCGGTTGGTACAACTGCACCAAAATATGTTTGTGTGTTGCCAACGACATTAGTAACTGAAGAATAGAATGAAGTTGCATTAGCATTTGTATTTGTTAAGAACTGCACACTTGCTCCAACATCAACATATTTTAAATTGCCGCTTGCATACGTACTAACATTTATTGCGTTACCATTATAAGTCAAGTTACCGTAGCTACTTGCAGTAGTATTAGCTGTCTGAATAAAAGTAACATTACTATGCGTTGGCATATATCTTGGATATATACCGTAATAATAATTAACCATTTCGGTTGATTGCACAACAGGAAGTATATCATTATAAATTGCACTATAGATATCGTTAGTTGTCAAAAAGCTAAATGTACTAGAACCAGTGGTATTGTTTGCAGATATAGTACCATCATCACAGAATATATTTGTACTTGAAAAACTTCCGTTTGGATCTAGTGCGTCAAGGTACGGGCTTACACCAGAACTTGTACGGTTAACAGCTTTAAGTTTTTGTATGCTCGTAAATGTAGTCAACGGAAAGATGTTGTAATCTTCGCCGGTAATCATACGATTTTGTGTGTAGTATTGTTGTGGTGCAAATGTTTTAATACTTGCTAAACTTTGTGTGGCAGTAGCATTGGTTACTGTGTATTTTAAACTTGCGGTAACTGTTAATGTTTCTGCATTTCCCGTAGCACTAATGTATTGGAAAGCAATACTCACCGAGGCCAGATCGTCGGGAGTAATACTATAAGATAGTCCGTTGCTAGTTCTATAGTAATATCTAAAGCCGCCTTGCGGTACATTAGAAAAAGATCCATCACCAAATATTAAATTAACCTGATCGTTGTTGCGAGTAGAGATTTGATATAAATTTTTATCTGCTACTTGGTTATAAATTACGTTTATACCAGCTAATGCAGGAACTGAGTTCCACGCTGTCTGGATGCCGCCATTGACATTTAACCCGTATAACCAAGTATCAGTATTATTAATATTATTTGTATTAATTGGTACTACGTTGTTTGGAATAGCATTTTGAATTGTAAAATTCGTGGCTTGTAAACTGCCTTGTTTAAAATATACAAAGAATCCAGTATTGTTACTACCGTTACCATTATTATCGTTACGGTAAAGAATATTAAATTTATTAACCGCAACTGGGGTATTTTCGTATATATAACTTTGTCCTACTGTAGTTGCACTAACCGCTTCAAACTTGACAGGAGTTGACTGAATGGGTACAGAAAATGCTGCTACCGGAAGTACATTAGTATTAAGAGTTATACTGTATTCGTCTGTTTGAATATTATTAATTAGTTGACTATTAGCAGGTTTGCCAATTAATTGGCCTGCATTTAATGTAGCATTTAAAATTGTAGTAAACTGTTCTAACCAATTAGTGTTAGTTAAATCGTTCCAATTGATGGTAGTATTAGCTAAATTTATACCATTACTATCTGTAATGTTTTCTGTGGTACTAACGCTGTCAAACTTTAATAAGCCGCTGGCGCTAGTACTACGTGTAGGGTTATAGCTCAACATACGAGCTAATTTTAAAATACTATCCCGACGTTGTGCTGTGTCTAGAAAGTTTTCACGTGCGTTTAAATCTGTGCGAAAACTTAAACTTTGCCCTAAGAAAGCCACCATATCAATTAATGCCAGATATTCGCTGGATTCTAAGAAATCGTTAAACGATTCTGGGTAATATGTTTTTAAATAATTGATCATTGAGTTACGAAGTGTTTCAAAATCGTAACTTGTGAAGTCCGCATTAGTAAAGGATTGGTATACTTTAGTCCAATCCTGGTTTACTAGTAAGTTCGTTTGACGTGTTGTTTGTGCCATATTATATTATTAACCCTGTTACAGTATTTATCTGGGTTAATAATATGGCCAGTTAATTAGTGGTTAGTGTTGCAGAACTGCGGTTAAAGTTTAAATTTAATGTTTCTGTTTGGTCGCTAGGAACATAAGTTAGTGTTATTTGCAATTGAATGCCATTGAGTTCCTCAGTCACTGAGATAGTATTAATAAGCAATCGAGGATCGTACCCAACAATACGTTTAATATCATTGGTAATAATATCGCGTGTTGTTTCGTTTAATGGCTCAAACATCTGATTCCAGATTATAGTACCAAAACTTGGTTGCATTAACTTAGAACCTTTACGGATTTGAAAATAATTTATCAAATCCTGTTTAGCCAATGCATAATCCGTAAGGCTATACTTCTTTTTGTTAACCAATGTACTAAATCCGCGATATGTAGTCATACTGTATTTATTGACTTAAAACTACAACTGAATAACGACCGCTGTTATAGCTGTTTGTTCCCAACCCTATATTATTGTAACGCCATGCCCATGCGCCTGTGCCAGTGGGATTTGCTATAGTAGGACCGGTACCAACTCCTAGTGTCCATGCTACATAGATTAGGCCTGCTATCGAATCGACAGAATCCGTTGATTGTATAACTCCTATATTTGTACAATTTATGTAAAGGTCAACAATTTGTCTATATGCTAAATGATCTTGCGCCACAGTATTGGTTAAAAATTCATTTAAGTTAGTCACATTATAGAAATAATTTGCATAATCATTTATACCATTGTTAACATAAACTGGACTCCAGCTATGAATATAATTTACACAATCTGTGCTATATGCAGCATTTGACCCTGCGGCCAAAAGACCGTATGTTTCTAGTATTTGTGTGGAAAATTGGTATCTACCCAGTTTATTACCAACACCTATTAGAGCATAATTCCATGCACTTAAATCGTACGCAATTTGTCCTTGCAGGTTGCGTAATTGAATAGCAGACATTGGCCCAACAGTTGCCCACACAGGTGGAGATATAGGGGCATTATTACGACCTAGCCAACTCAGTGGCAATGGAGATATGACCGGTATTCCGGTTGCCGAGATTATTCCTGCATCCATAATTTATGCCTTGGGCCTCGTTTTACCATCAGATTGTACCCACGGTTCATGAGCGGGCGCTACGGTACATATAGTTTCTAACGCACCTGGATTTATTTCCCAGGTTGTGCCATTGAATGTTGTATCTTGTAAACTATGCGGAATTGTTGGTATTGGCGGAATCGGAATAGCAGGCGGTCCCGAATTTAATAATAGCATCGAGCCCGATACACTAGTAACTCCAGTTGACCCTATACTCAATTTTCCGCCTGACGTCAATGATGCCATACCCACAGCACTTAAACTTAATGTTCCCAATGCTGATAATTTTGCGGTTGATAATGCTGTCATTGCCAATGACCCATTGGTGCTAATTTTTATTCCCGACGAAGCATTTATACTAACAGATTTTCCTTGAATATTTACAGATGAATCGCTATGCAAATTCAATGGGCCTTTGGATCTTACATTAAATCCTTTAGCTCCGTAAATGTTAATTGATCCATCATTACTAAATTCCATCCACTGATTACCGGTTGAACTAGCAATGTATAATACCTTTTCTGAATCATTCATTAGAATCTGATGACCGGCTGTTGTACGTAATCTAACCAATTGATCAACACCATTATTGTCACCATCGTCCATAACAAAAGTGTGACCTCCTTTACGTCCTTTAACAGCTTGGGTGGCATCGTTACCACCGGCTACCGTGCCGCCAACTTGCGGATTATTTCCAGTAATAGATCTACCCGGAGTACTAATTCCGTATACATTACTTGGCGATTCGCGCAGACTACTTGAACTAATTGCACCCCGAATTTTGTCTCTATCCAACCCCGATGAAACCAATACGGTTGCTTGATATTCATGTACATAACGAGGAGTGGAAGTTAGTCCATCTTGAGTAAATGTTCTGGCATCTCCTGTGTATGCTTCTACTACCGGAATTGAACTTTTAGTTGTTAATGCAGGCGTCAATTGATCAGGTGGACTGGGAGGTAAAGTTTTACTTGAATCGCTATTAATATTACGGCCTATAGCAGGAACCATATGATGACTCGGAGTATCGTATACACATGCAAACCAGTAACCTCGATTGCGGTCTCCTGCAACAAAAGTCACTAATACTTTATTACCCACATCTGGAGGTATAAACCACATACCATAACTCATACCAGTGGACCATTGGGCACCGCTGGCATTTACATCAGTCGTTTGCTCGTCAGTTCCGTATGTTGTTCCAAAAAATGGACTAGCATAACTAACAGATATCTGATTAGCAGGGTCAGTTTTTACGCCTCCCCAATCTGGAATATATACCAGTAACTGCCCAGACCGTGTTCCTTCTACATGCTTTACTATAACTGCTTCATACGGGCCGGGGCTAACCGATACACCGGAATTTTTACCGTCGGCATTAGCTGCCGAATCAGCACCCGATTTACGTATTTGACTTGTAGCCATTAAATGATATTTCCTGTTTGATTATCTAGTATATACAATCTGTTCGCCAGCAGAAAGTGTACTTGCTGAATCCGTTGGTACTGCAGAAGTGCCTAATTTAGAATTTGCTTGTCCTGCGACTGTTTGATTAGCAGAATTTAAATTTGTTTGCGTTGTAGTGGTTGTATCTCTGCCATTGGTAGCATCAGCAGGAGCAGAAGAAGTAATGATATCGCTATTTGATAGACGATATAGATTTAACACCTGAGTAAATACTCCTCCAGAAAACGAATTTTTAATAATAGTAACTCCGTATAGTCCACTGAATAGACTTGGGACTGTTCCCGGTGCGGGAAATACCAATCCTTTATTAGTCCAATCGGTATCTATATCAATTGGGGTATTAACCTTTAATGAAACAACCAATTCACCACCGTCCATTTTAATCTGTCCATATTTTTTAGCAAGATCAAATTGACTAAGGAATTGATTAAAAATATTGTTAGTGGATCTAGGGTTAGGAGTGTACAACCAGTCATCTTGTTTAATTAATGTCGGATCACCGAGTATCGATAGTTCCACATTTATCATTTTTGCATCACCAGAGTATATCGATCTCATTACGTTAGCTGCGGTTTGTGATGCTGGATTTTTAATTGTATTAAATCCGATATTATCTCGTTGATCGTTAACAATATTTTTATATTTGTTAGGGGTCAAGTTGGGAATTTGATTAAGTCCGGGAATTACATTTAGCGCACCCAATAACTGCGGACTTAGCAATAAACTTGTACTAGTCCCAAGAATTGTATCAACCGAAGTACTTGCCGTTGTTTCGGTTGATGCAACCTGGTTAGTATATGAATTCACTGCTGTATAAAATGTAGTATCAAAATTTATTTTTAAATCGGTAATATCATTGTTTTGACCAGTATACAAATAATTGTATTGTTTAATTATATAAGGTCGTGCATCCGATAATGTTGGCGCAGCAGGATGTACTGCGTCATATACGTGATATTGCGATATACTATAATTGAGTTGTTTTGCGTAGACATTTCTAATATTATCAAATGCCCCGTTCACTGTGGCGCCGCTGGTGTTAGTCCCAATGTAGCTTACTTGAATGGTTGTTTTATATGTATTAAGAATCTGTGTCAATGAAGTTTGCACTTCTTTAGAAGCAGTATTTTGCTTATCTAATCCAAGTTGTCCAATTATATAAGAAGACTGTTGTAAGATTCTATTAATTACTTCTTGAATTTGTGTCCCAGCAGGAATACTAAAATTTCCCTTAGATAAATCAATTTGTTTGCTATTAGGATTAGCTTGCGCTATACTCATTTGTTTATCATATACAATGGTACTAGTAGCAATATTAGGATCAATTTTAAATGTAATAGAATCAGAATATTCTGTTTTCTTCTCTAACGATTCAAGGCGCCAAAATGCATCTAGCGCATTTGTGAATGCATCAAAAAAACCCTGTACAGTACTGGCATTAATTGTTAAATCCTTGGGAACAGTTGAGTACTCCGAACTTCCGCTAGATCCGCCTAGATAAGCTATGTGCCCCATTGGTACAAAATCAAGTTTATATTCAGCACCTTTGCTAGTTACTTCAATTTTCATTCCAATGATACGAATAGGAAATCTTTTTCTATATATGCTAGTTTCGCTTGATGGTATTGGGTCGCCCGCATCATCATACCCAGTAAAATCTATCTGTAACATGAATGGTTGCTCAGTGTAATTTTGATACGATCCTGCCATGCCCGATGCACGAACAAGACTATCAAGAAATGTAACACCATATGGTTCTACGATAGTCATACTACCTGTAATCATATTGCTACTTTTACTTTTTGAATTAAGACCAACTACCGTTTCAATATTGACATCTTGTATATTGTAGTTTAATCCGACTTGCGTAGGTAAGCGTCGTTGCGGGTAGAGGCCACTATCTTCTGCAACCACATAACTTAGTGCGCCCAATTGATAATTTGTACCTGTGCCAATGTCTGCTGTTTCTGCATTCGTTAATCCGTTTAAATCATGCACGTCTAACCACCACAAACTAAGTGCATACGTGGAACTAGCGTACTGATGTAATGGATTCGGTATAATATCGGTGGGTACCGGAGAAACAAGACTAGACGAAAGTAAATTATTTTTTGAGCCAGCCCCGATACCAAATCCATTATCCCCGGTACTATTGCCATTGTTGCTGTTACTATTACCGTTACTATTGCTAATATCGCTACTAGTATTATTAACATTGTTTGTACCGTTGCTGTTACTACTGCCGTTTGCTACGTCCGAAATCGATGCTGATGCAGTGGATGCACCGGTGTTAGATCCAGATCCAATGGTGTCAGCCGGTGCGGGAGTAAAGGACACTTCCGTGTCCAACGATGTATCTGTAAATGTTGATGTGGAGTTATCAGCAAAAATTACGGTCACAGTCCCATCAGGATTAGTTACCTGACTAGTCATCGGATTAGTACTAGTTGGGGGTATATATACTGGAGTTGGGTCGTCTACGTAGGATACTGTTACATCTGCCATAATTTTATAATCCCAATGCTGAATGTACTACTGTTTTAGTAGGGACATAAATGATAGTAGGTGCTATAAAACTAAACACTGGATCTAATAGAATATCCGGATTCCGCACAGCAAATACCCACCACAGGTTACTATCACCATACATATCATACGCTAATAAATCCGGTCTTCTATTATACGGAGGGTCAATTTGATAACGTGCGTCCGACACATCAGTTGGTATTGTTATACCTTTCCATATATCAAGGAATTGGCCCCAAAGTGGAGTATTGTGATATGGACTAGACTGTTTATAAATTGCAGACATTAGATAAATCCTCCATTACCGCTCGAGCCACCATTAAGTGCCGGACTTGTTGCGCCAAATGCCGACGACGGGCCACCGCTTCCGGCTGTATTAACAAGTGCTCCACGGGCAAAATCATTGAGACTAAAGCCCTGGCTTTGTGATAAACGACTGTAGACCGGTTGTAGATTTAAAGAAAGCCCTGGCTTTGTGATAAACGACTGTAGACCGGTTGTAGATTTAAAGTTAATGTACTGGTAGTAGGCAAGCGTGTACTATTTAACACAGGATTAGTCACAGCAGGATTATATACCAGGCCGGGTTCGGGTATGTCCATGTAGTCTACACCATCTGGCATAGTATGGCTAAACTGTGTTACTACACAAGGAACATTAGGCAAATAATATTGACCGTACCCATTTAAAAATACAATCGGTGGCGGATTTCCGGCTAACTGATCTTGCCCGAAGAACATTTTGGTAATTGCTCTAAAGAAATATATTGTTGCTAACAAGTATTGCCCTTCATTTACATTTTGTACTGTAAACTCACCACTAATATTAATATTCTGTACTTCACTATTTTCATAGAAATAGTTAGTATAATTGTTATGTGTTAATTTTTGTGCCCCATAATTAGCCGCATGAGTAATTTGTACCGACGGGGTATATGGAAATACTACACCAACACGAGTTTGTCCGTTTGGCCCAAATAAACTGTTTACTGATTGTACTACTGCGCTAGTTATGTTATTTCCCACTTCTGATACCAATGGGCTTAACAATCGATTGCTTGGATCATTGTAGAAATAGTTACTGTTTGGAGCTAAACTAACCCGTACCCGCCAATCGTAACTAGCCTGAGGATAATTCACAACCAAATTTGGTCCAGCAGTACGAGTAGCATAGGAAAACATGCTAGCCACGTTTTGTCTGCTCATTAAAGGATTTAACCCAACAGACCCTGATAGGCTATTAGTTACAGCCTGCCCTATTTGAGCGCCAAAACTTACGTTCTGATTAGTAGCTGTTGTTTGTAAAGGTTGATTCGGCAGTACTGGCATATAGTTCCAATTTATACTGTATTTATTATCTTAATAAACGGCTATTATAATGTTTGGTTGCATTTCAAATTTAGGTTGACTAATTGAGTTTAAATATGTTAGTATGTACTTACTTTAAAGGAATCACCGGATGGCACGCCACAATTATCTAAATAATAAAGATATTTTAAAAGAAATACATAAAAGCAAGAATACATATTGCTATTATTCAAGTCCCGAAGTTACAGATTATGATATGATTCTGCCGGACGTTAAAAAAATCAATAAAAAGAACATAATGCAAGCACGAAAAGATCGTGCTGTCCGTTTAGCTAAAATTGCGTATGATGCTCATCATGCTCAAGAAGGCGCAATTAAGCGTAAAATGGATGAATTTGAAATCAAGCTCAAAGATATTCCCGATACTGCTGTTGTATTCCGTGTAATGACATGGGATCATATTCCAGTTGATGATGTTAAATCACGTAAAGCTGCTGTTAAAGCAATGGAGCTCGAAGATGAAGGCCCGGCTAGATCTGAGTACGATGATGACGAATTAGACATTGCCGGTAATACTAAGTACGTTAAAGTAAACTTTCCACCATTTGAACACTTTCAAGTAACCGAAGAGGGAGACCCTGTGTTAGTAGGACGTAGTCACTGGAAAGGTGATTTAATCAAAGGATCATTTAGTCGCGAGCATGGTAAAATGACGCCAAAGTTAGCTCATATGTTTATTAAATTATGCGAACGTTATGCTACCCGTTCCAATTGGCGTGGTTATACATATAATGACGAAATGCGTAGCCAAGCATTATTACAGTTAAGTCAAATTGGGTTGCAATTTGATGAGTTTAAATCGCAGAATCCATTTGCATACTACACAGCCGCTATCACTAACTCATTTACACGGGTGTTGAATATCGAAAAGCGTAATCAAAATTTACGTGATGATATTTTAGAAATGAATAATTTAACCCCGTCCTATACACGCCAGGGACAAAAAATTAGTTCTACAACAGGCGGCAGCGATGGTGGATATGACGATTGATTGTTTATTCAAACTCATGTAGCTTTGGTGCACCACAGGGACATACAATTTATCCTGAAGTTGTTGCACAGGAGTTAGCAGCTAAATTAGTAAATGATGGTACTCCGGCTTCGTGCAATCGGCGTATAATACGTAGTTCTATTAGATCATTGATTGATATTCGAAAAACTCATAGTGGGCCGTTATTGGCGTTAGTGGGTTTATCGTTTATTAGCAGGACTGAATTATGGCAACCACATTTACCCCCAGTCGGCAATGATGGTGATTTTCATCCAATTACTAATGCCGGTATACAGAATCTAGATTGGTCTGGCGGATTAATCAACACCCACCGCCCTAATGTTCACGAGTATGCGGATTCCGAAATAAAAGACTATTACAAATACTGGCTATTACACTTTTCTAAAGAAGCAGAAGTCACTAACTTGATAACCGATGTTATTATGCTTAATTCATTTGCTGAATCAATTAATTCGCAAATTTTAATTTTTTGTAATTGTCAAAAACTCCCATCACTTCCGGAAGTTGATGTAACTGCACCATTTCTTGCCAACTTTAACGAATATGCTAATACAAAAAATTCAATCATCGATTTATGGAATTTTAGTTTTGCAGACTTTGCATTAAACAACGGGCATTTACCAAAAGATCAAGTTAAATATGGATTAACTGGGCACCCGGGCAAAGAAGCACATCGTGAATTTGGGAGATATTTATTGGAAAAAATCGCAACAAACCAGCATTGACTTTGTAGCAATAATGTAGTAAAATTACACAATGACTAATCTATTCAAAAAAGCCGCAGTCTTTACAGACATTCACTTTGGATTAAAATCAAACAGTACTCTACATAATGACGACTGTTTAAATTTTGTTAAATGGGCCACGGCCAAAGCCCGAGAAGAAGGGTGCGAGACCTGTATCTTTACAGGAGACTGGCATAATAATCGTGCTAGTATCAATATCCTCACACTACAATATAGTCTACAAGCACTAGAGCACTTAAATGCAAACTTCGACAATACTTACTTCATTCCCGGCAATCATGATCTTTATTATCGCGACAAGCGTGACGTACAGTCTGTGGAATGGGCCAAGCACCTCAGCAATATACACATTTGCAACGATTGGACTACTTTCGGGGATGTCACTATTGCTCCGTGGCTAGTTGGTGATGATCACAAGAAACTCAAAAAATTAAAAGGCAAATACTTATTTGGGCATTTTGAATTGCCCGGGTACTTAATGAATGCTATGGTTGCTATGCCGGACCACGGTGAGATTACCGGAAATGATATGCAAGGGTTCGAGCATGTATATTCTGGACATTTCCATAAACGACAAACTCAACGTAATGTAACTTACTTAGGTAATTGCTTCCCACACAACTATGCCGACGCAGGCGACGACGATCGCGGATTAATGATCTTAGAGTGGGACAAGCCACCGGAGTTTCATAGTTGGCCCGATCAGCCCTTATATCGTGTGTTTAGTTTACGGGACGTATTAAACAATACCGAAACAATGCTTAAACCTAATATGCATGTGCGTGTAAACTTAGATGTAGACATTAGTTACGAAGAAGCCACGTTTATTAAAGAAACATTCATTGAAACATATAAGTTACGAGAGATTACACTTATCCCTGCTAAAATTACAGATTTGACAGATTACGAAATACAAGGTAATATTGAATTTGAAAGTGTAGACCAAATTGTTTTCGGACAACTAAACAGCATTGAGAGTACACAGTTTAATAAAAATCTTTTGTTAGACATTTATAGAAATCTATGAACTTAGATCACTTTCAATTTGATCGTGTACGTACTGTTGTAGAATATTTAGAGAAACCATCTGCAACATTACATCGTGAGCTATACAGCCTCAAGCAGGAATCATTTCCAAATGATTATAGAATAATATTCTCTTGTTTTGAAAATCTTGAAATAAAACAAATCGAAGATTTTGCGTATAGTCTGCAGAAAAGTTTATCTTTTATTGATATTCCAAACTTTTTTGTTATATTTTTATCAAATAATCCTGCAATAAAACAAATACTTGCAACTGCAACACAACTATATTCAAACGAAGAAGATCCTATTGCATTCAAATTAGTAGATACTCCTGTGATTAACTATGATAAGACTAGTAATGTGATTCTTAATCCGCCCGAATCTATCTGTACGCAACCATGGATATCGTTAGATGTTACTACTAACGGGGAATTTCGTCCATGTTGCTTTTATAATAAAGTAATAACTAAAAACAACGGGACTCCGTTTCATGCTCAAGTTGATACGTTTGATGACGTATATAACAGCGATTATATGCAAAAACTTAGAGAAGACTTTAGACATGGAAGCAAGCCCGAGCCGTGCGCCAGATGCTGGAACGAGGAACGCGACGGCACTGAAAGTAAAAGACAATTACTTAAACATCGCATTGTGCCCGAATCATATAATTCAAACTGGGAACAAGATAATATTGCGAACCTAGTATTTGCAAGTGTTGCATTTGGTAATGTATGTAATTTAAAATGTAGAATATGTAGTCCAGATAATAGTAGCCTATTCGCTACAGAATTAATCAATAATTCAAATGTTAAAGATAAAAAATCACACCCAGTGTATCAATTGATGTCGGCCGGTAATTGGATTAAAGATGACAATGCCAAAATTTGGAATTCAATACTAGATCTAAAATCAAATATTGTACATTTTGATTTAGCTGGTGGCGAACCTATGCTGTCAATTAGGCACTTTCAAATTCTAGAACAGCTTGTTGCACTAAATCGGGCTAAAGATATTAGTATACATTATAATACTAACGGTACTGTCTTCCCAGAAAAATATATAAGTTTACTACAACAATTTAAAAATGTTGAAATTGCCATTAGCGTCGATAATATAGGAAAACGATTCGAGTACGAACGTCCAGGAGTTGCATGGGATATAGTCAACTCAAATATAAAACAATTTTTAGCATTAGACTGTAGTGTTATTAAAATAGCACTACATTTGGCAGTTAATATTCAAAACGTGTACTACCTACCAGAAATATGTAATTGGATAATCGCACAGAAATTTGATAGCTTTCATTTTAGTACCCTGTACCTTCCAGAATACTTAAATATTTCGCATCTTACTAGTAGCGCAAACAGGTTAGTTTTAGAAAAGCTATCCACATATCATTCAATTGATCCTACAGTATCGATGTTTATTAGTAATATTATTAACATTTTAAAATCAGCTAAACCTTATAGTAGCGACGATTTTTGCAATTATATGAAAAATCTTGATTCCATCAGGGATGAGAGTTTTTCTGCATTATATCCCGAAATATCCCGGGCAATGGAATATTGACTTTTACAACTAAATCTAGTATATTAATTTAATGTTTAAAATAAAAACTCTAACCGTTAAAAACTTTATGAGCGTGGGTAATACTACCCAGGCTGTTAACTTTGATCGACAAGATTTAACGCTAGTATTAGGTGAAAACTTAGACTTAGGCGGTGACGATTCTGGTGCGAGAAACGGTACGGGAAAGACTACTATTATTAATGCTCTGAGCTATGCCTTATACGGTAACGCACTTACTAACATTAAGAAAGATAACTTAATTAATAAAACTAATCAAAAGAATATGATGGTTACTATTGATTTTGAAAAAGACGGTGAGCATTATCGCATTGAGCGTGGACGTAAGCCCACAGGCATGCGCTTTTGGGTAGGAGATCAAGAAAAAGAAATTACCGACGATGCCCAGGGCGATAGCAGAGAAACCCAAGCAGAAATAGAACGTATGCTAGGTATGTCGCATGACATGTTTAAGCATATTGTAGCGTTAAACACGTATACTGAACCATTCTTAGCCTTACGTGCAAACGATCAACGTGCTATCATTGAACAGTTACTTGGTATTACATTACTATCAGAAAAAGCAGACAAATTAAAAGAACAAGGTAAAGCAACTAAAGACGCTATTACCGCAGAAGAGTTTCGTATTAAAGCTGTTACTGATGCTAACGTCCGCATTCAAGAGCAAATTGAAGCATTGAAGCGTAGACAAACAATGTGGAACAACAAGCACGATGATGAGATTAACAAGACACACGATGCGATCGAAGAGCTTCAGAAGATCGACATCAAGGCCGAGATTCAGGCACACCAAGCGTTCAAGACATGGGATCAACTTAGAAAGGATCTCAATGAACTATCGTCGGCGATTAGTCGCACCAAATTGGACCTTTCGCGGGAAGAAAAAAGTGTTAGCAAGATATCAGCAGATATTGATTCGCTGGAAAATCATACGTGCTCCACTTGCGGCCAAGAGTTCCACGACGAAAAGCACCAACAGGTTATGGGACAGAAGCAGGGAGAACTATCAGTGGCTCGCGACTCCGCGGAATCTTATGCTGCCACTTTGGCTGAATTACAGTCGGCTGAGCTTGGGCTGGGCAAACTCGGTC